ACAGGCTTTCTCTGGCATTAAAGTTGTTAAACCACAGCTAGAAAGATCTCTATATTACAAAGCAGCAGAGTCTAAGAGAGCTATAAGAGAAACAACTAATGAATTTAATAGATTGCTCAGATCAAATAACAGAAGAGATGCAGAGGGTTTTGTTAAAGGTTACATCAATACAAACGAAGACAGATACAATTCTTTAAGAACTCTTTACACAGCTATAGAAGATGCAAGAACATTAGGAGTTCCTGATTATGCTATTAGCGAACAGTTAAAGATTGCTAAAGTAGCAAACAGAGACTTGGTTATGTTGGGTATATTTAAACCTAGTGATATTAATCAAGACGTACTTAACTTTGCTGTACAAGGAACAGATATTAAAGCACCGCAGGACGTACCTGTTGGAGACTTAGCCTCTGCCTCATTAGACTTAACTGGACAATCTTTACAAGGACAGTTTCAAGCACCTAATCTTGCTCAACCTAGCAGAGCATCTCAGTTATTAAGAGAAGAAGAAGAAAGAAAAATACTAGGAATATAACTTGTACAACAAATACGGGGCAAAGAAAGTAAAGCTAGACGGCTATACTTTTGACAGTAAGCTTGAGGCCGCTAGATACAATCACCTTAAAGAACTAGAAGAGCAAGGCCTAATCTCTGACATAGAAATACATCCACCCTTCCCATGTTTTGTTAATGAGAAGAAGGTATGTCTTTACAAGGCTGACTTTAAATATAAGAACATCAATGGTGATGAGATCATAGAAGATACTAAGGGCATAGAGACACCCATGTTTAGATTAAAGAAGAAACTTGTTGAAGCTCTCTACCCCGATATAAAAATTATAATAGTAAAGAAAGCTAGGGATTAGAAAGGCGTACCTGTCTCAACCCAGGGTCTAATGCTTGAGATACTTCCATCCATTAACTTCTTAATAGCATCACACTGCTCTAGTAATTCTTTTGGAAAGCCACTGTTGATTACTTCTATCAGCTCCTCACTAGAATAAAGGTTGTCTTCTTTAGATCCTTTCTTCTCAGCTACATTAATAAACTTAAAGCCATCCTTCTCATACATAACAAAGTTATCATCCACTTCGATAACAGTAGCTGGTATCAGCTCTGGTATATAGTTATGTCTTGGACATCCCTTAGTCTGTCTCTCTTCGCTTATCTTCTTGTCATGCTGTGAACACTGCCAATGTGCATCCCCTTTCTTTACATCAACACTAGAGAAGCGACATGATCTACAGTGAACTTTATCTGGCAAAGATCTGCCAAGGTATGCGGCCCTCTCCTTAACAGACATGAAGCTACGGATTCTGTAGTCAGTCTCGGGTATGTAATTGTCTGGTGGTGTATTGGTTAGCAATAGATTCTCAGCCTTCTCCATCAACATCTCAAACTTTAAGTAATCAAAGTCAACGATCTCCGTATACAGAGCTGAGTTGTTCTTGTTATAAACAATGGCTATGCAATGATCTAATTTAAACAGCCCCATGTATAGATGGATCTGTGCGTCATACTCTTCTGACCAGTTGCAATAGCTACCTAGCTTCTCTAGGTTCTTGAAGCGACTATCGTTAGCTGTCTTGAATTCTAATAAGTATCTGGTGTTCTCTCTTAAGCCTGGTAAGTTCTCAGCCATACCATCCATGTGTCCCTTGACATGCCCTCCAAGGGCTTCAGTTCTAAACTGCTTGCCATCCTCTTGTACGTCATAGATGATTGCGTTTGGTATCTTACGTAGCTTCTCAATCAAATGTTCTTCTACTACGTTACCTAGGTCTAGTAGTCTGAGAACTCTTGGCTCCCAATCGTCTGGCATAAGCCAGCGGTATCTCATCCAAAGGAGTCTCTGATTAGGATTACCGATACCGCTGATGCCTAAATAAAATCGTTGCCTTCTCTCGGCATTTGTTTCTACCTCATCTAGTAGGTTGTTAATTGTCATTAGGTTGATACTCCTCAGCTTGTTTAATTTGTCTTTTTAATTCTTGGATTCCTATGTAGATTTTATCAAACGAAGAGTTTTGCATAGTCACATCTTTTTCTATCCAGTCTCTAATCATTTTTGGTGATACATTCAAAGCATTACCCAGAGATGTAATATTAAAACCTCGTGATTCAATTAAATATTTCATATACTTGTTTATCTTAATCTGCTCTATTTCTTTAATCATTAGGTTTATAGTCCTCTGCTTCTTTAATTTGCTTCATAAAGTCCTGTAGTCTTGGGTATACTTTATCAAAAGTATTCTTGTGAAAATCACTTTCAATTGTAATAAAATCTCTTACTGTTCTTGGAACGATACCCAATGCTTCAGCAATTGTTTCCTTACTAAAATTACGTTCTTCTAAAAGATACTTTATATCCTTACGCATTTTAATCTGCTCTATCTCTCTAATCATTTCTTTTCTCCAAGTATTCTATCTATACAATCATCAAGAATGGGTTGTACAGATGCATAGGCTTTTTGATATTTATCTTTATCAACTAAAGGAGCAAGACCATTATGTATTCTTGCCTTCTCAAAAATCCTACTTAATTTCCCACATAAAGCCCTTTCCAACTGATCTCTTAAAACAACTTTCATCTCCATATCAATATGAGTCAATACCTCATCTGCTAATTCTACTAATTTAGTCTTGTTCATTTCCTCTTCCTCATTAATTTTTCTTCAGTCCTTCGTAATGACCATTCTAAAAATCTGCTAAACCATCTACTCCATAAATTCTTCACTTGATGTCGTACTCCTGCACAGGGCTATTTATTTTCCAAACTCTTACACCATCTTTTTCCTTTCTGGTCACAGTAGAAAAATTACGTCTATGACTAATGCCCTGTCCTTTCAGTGGATAGGTGCATCTTCTAATTGAAATGGCCAAAGCATTAGCTTCGTTTCTATCTTTACAAAGGTAAGAATCATCTAGATTCATCATCTCTGCTATTTTTCGATATTCACTTCTTGCCGTGCTTACTGGTGCACTTATGTCTGTGTCAATCATAGATCCTCCATTTTATTCAACAGCCTGGTTAGATACCATATAGTTTTTCCAATGTCTTCAACATTAGCGTCTTTGTGATCCTCTCTATAAATATATTTAATTGAGTTACCCTTGCAGTACCCTTTAAACTCTTCCGGAGTTAGCATGGCTTCTATGATGTCTATACACTCAATAGATCCTTTCTTGTAGTGTGGTGGGTGATTTACGTTATCTGTCATCTCTTTTCTCCTGTAGCTCTGCTTTCACACAAAACAATTTATCTTCAGTTTCCTTGGTCATTTTCTTTAACCATGCTAAATGCTCTTCATACCTAGCTATTCTGTTGTTTATATCTTCACTCATTTAATTCCTCTCTATAAAAATTACCAGTGTCTAGATCTACAACGTTTGGTGTGTTGTATATACTCGCTGGTTTACCGTTTAATACTTTATGGTATTCTGTTAAATAATCAGACAGGTAGTTCCACCCTGCTTCCATGTCGGTGTGATTCATCTTAAATACTTTACTTGCATAAGGTTTTTTCTTTTCTTGTGCAACAAAGGCAAAGTCATGAACCTTAAAACCAGCCTTTTCAAAGCCACGTTTGTACCAAGCAGCTTGTAAATCATAAGAGTATCTTCTAACAGAGTTTGTAAAGCCTTTAACCGAACAATCAACAGTAGTTTTATAATCAACTAAGACTATTCCATTACTTGCATGTGGTTTCTCAAAAGGGTTTAAGACTACATCTGCTCTGGTTTTGCAAAGTAAATCTTGCTCATACCAGTATATAGACACCTCGTAGGGTGAATTAAAGACCTGTGGATACTCATTTTCTGGATTTAGATAAGCTTTCGACTCAGTTACTAAGCTGTTTCTCATGCTATATATGGTATCTTTGTCCTTCTCATTAATAACAGTAAGACCTCTATCCATACTTTCCTTCTTTAATAGCTTGTTAGCATTTGTCAAAAGTGATCCAGATAAACATACAACATCACTAAAGAATGCACTTTCTCCTTCAACAACAAGAGAGTGAGCAGCAGATCCAAAGTTCATAGCTGGAGTTGTCTCAATAACCTCCTCAAGAGAATGCAGTTGACTCTGACTAAATCTTCTTATGTTAGAGGAAGACAGACCAGGGCTCTTATGATAATAAGCATTAGACAGGTTAGGAAAGTAGTAAGCATCGCCAACTACAACATGTTCTATCATTTGCAATTGTTCTGGTAATGCTTTCATGATGTCTCCCTTTTAGTTTTAGTAACTAGCTCTCTAACCCAACCCTTGCCTTCTTTTTCGGTAGGAGCAAAGTCAACTGCTAATTGTGTAAAAATAGTTATCCCTGCATAAACCACATACGGCAGAGGAAGATCCTTATTTGCTTTTTGAAGTGTGTCAAGTAGATCATAATAAAACTGATCGTATGCTTTTTCTTCTTTTGATACTGCTTTTGCTTTCATGATGCCTCCTGGTCTTTTACAGCTAATTCATCTACTGCTGACTGTAGTTCTTTAATAGCAACACCACACTGCCATAAGTGATAATTAATCTTATCTTGTTGTATTTGTTTTTCTAAGTCTTCCTTAGGTGGGTTTGTGTAATTGATTACCTCATCGATAATATCATTTACGGTTATTTCTTTCTTACTCATAATTACTCCTAATGTGTATAAGTTTGTATTCTACTTTAGATTATGTATAATGTCTACAGTTTTAATATAAACAGATTTACATAAAGTAAATTAAAGGAGAGAAGTAATGAGTAGAACAAACGATTTGTATTGCATGATGAGGTTATCTTATGAACAGGCTGTAGACGATTACAACTGTAAGAAGGTTGATTCTGTGCTATCTGCATATAAGAAGTATCATGTTATTAATGTTGGTATGAGCAGTGGAGATCCACAGGGTGATATCTTGAATTTCTATGACGATGACAACAGACAAGAGTCTATGTTGTAGGGTAGGAATGTTTTTTACTATCGTGTTAAGATGCGATATGCCAAAGATTGTAGAAATTAAAGACAAGATGGCCGAGCCCTCACTTCAGGAAGTAATTTCCAGACTAGACTCTATGTTTGAGAACATGGTTTATAGAGGTGAGGACAAGGTAAATATTGTCTTAGCAAGTTTAAGTTTTTGTATCTCTCAGCTTAGTATAGAGTTCAGTGATAAAGAAGTTGCGAAGTTGGTTGATGAGCTTTTAGCACAATATATTGACAAATCTGCTAAGAAATAGATTATTGACAATTATTGACATAACTTCATGACAGCTATAAACATGATAGGAATGCACCTTTCAGGATTATTGTATTTTTTTCATTTTTGTCATTAGAGTGAGAGATAACTTATATAAATAAATGAGATAATACTTGACTAGATATACACTCTTCAAGTATCCTCACAATACACTTTAGGGTAAAGTGGGGGTAGGTATTA